TGTTAAGCCGAACCGCAGATCTGTCGGTCTATGTTAGACCAATAGACGAACTGGATTAATTCATAATCTAGTCCTGATAAGGGCTTACGCCCTCCTTCCACCTGTATTTTATGGTGCTGCAAGGAACAGCGTAGATGCCTGACCGTGTACCCTCATGCATGCCAAAGGGGTCCTCTTTCGAGGGCCCTTCGGCACGCTCGCACTCGAGCCTAAGAAGTTCACCCCAACTATAGTGGGTGTTCTTTCTAGGTTTTGAGTTGCGATTCTGGATGCACGGAAGTAATACTCCACTATGTGGAGATCCCGGTTCCAGCGTGACGCAAAGAAAACGTCATTGCTAGCTTCGGGGTCCCCTTGAAAACATAGAGGTATACGTGCGGGTGTGACAAAGTGAGGGCCATAAAGGCCGTCAACGATGCTACGTAACGCACGACTTACTTGGTCGCCATAGGAGTCCGTTATATTATTAACGAACTCCACAGTGGAGACCTCAGACTGAACGGTATCACATACTAAGTGACGGAGTTTGACGTAACCAACGTCGAATCCTGCAAAGAACTCTGCACCACAACTCTCCCGAAAGGGAGTGTCATGGCAAGACTTCTCTGTATTCACTCTTAAGTCGAAAGACTCAAGAGTGGTCACTGCATCCTGGAAAAGATGCTGAGGTATGATAATATCGTCCCCATATACATACACGTCTACATTTAGGTGTGCCACCAGTAGAGACCAGAATACTAAGGCCTCTATAGGGAAACACACCGCGGAGCCCATTGGCGCAAACTTGCGCACGGGGCCGATCCGCCTCCCATCAGGGAGTTTAATGTATTCTGTGCGGCAAGCGAGGAGCGCCTCAACCCAATTACTAGGGAAGAGGGACGCCACCAAGTCTACTCGCACACGATCCGATGCGTCTTTTAAGTCGAGAGTGGCCAGTCCTTGATGGACTGACGCCTCCTCTACTAATTGACGATTCACCCCTTGGTCTTCGAAGTTAACGAAGCCACGGGTTAACCTGTGCTGCTCTACATGACTGTAGAGAGCACGCATCAGTCCTTGTTGGATAAACATCATCTCGCGAGGTTCGCAGCATATAAGCCGCGGTCCTCGTTGATCCTTTGGGATCGAGACTAGTTTAGCAACAGGATCCTCCACAACCTCGGCATCTGTGTAATCCACTATGTGGTCACACAGGTGTGTCTGGTTGTAGTAGAAGTAGCTGCTATATTCGTAAACGTCGTTAAGACGCGGAATATAGCGAGCTCCATGGTACTTGTCTCGGTTCTTCGTGCTACATGATGTAGCGCCGGAACCATGACGGGGAGTGATAGTAAGTGGGTTGCAATCCTGCAATACCCGTGCTATCAGACGCCGCGCTCGCTCGAAGGCTTCCGTATCTAACGGAAGTTCTTGAGTTAGCGAAGCATCACGCTCCACAAAG